TGTAATGTATAGAACATTAAGTCCTTCCATTAGATTAGCTGCAGCACAATGAGTCATAAACAAAGTTTTACCGACACCAGTGCCGGCCAATGCAATTGATAGAGATTTACGTGATACACCACCTTTCGTAATTTTATTCATATATTCAAGATCGAAAGGAATCTTATCTTCTTTAGTATGATAAAAGTCAAATCGTTCATCAGCATTTTCCACAAAGTCGTGGCCAATGTTAGTATCAAAGGCCACGCCGAGGGCATCGGAAAGTAGCTGTGGAATTGCGCCCTTATCGTATTCTTTATCCTTACCATCAAGAACAAGAATAGATTTCCTTACTGCATTATAGACTGCTTTATCTTGGCAAAACTTTTCCGTCTTATCAAGTAACCAATCGAGTTCAGTATCATTATCATATCCCATGTCGTCAATAGACTCTGAGATATTTTTATATCGTTCTTCGTTGAGATCATCCCGTTCATCAATCGAGATTTGTAGGGCCTCCTTAGTTGGAAGCCCGTTATATTGATCAATGTATTTTCGAATTTCTTGGAACAATACTTTCGTATCGTTATCTCCAAAGTATTCATCTTTAATGAATGGAACAACTTTTCTTGCGTATTCTTCGTTGTGAATAAGACTTGAAAGAATTGTATTTTCAATCATTCAGTAGGTTCCTCTACAGTTTCTTCTGATTCGAATAGTGCTTTGCCACCAACTGAATAACGTTCTTTAATCCAGTTAGCAAATTCAGTTTCGGTGAATAGCTGTTTCCAGAAATCGCCGTTATCAGCAAGTTCTTTAGCTCTATACATTTTATCACCAATCACTTCACCTGTCAATGGATCAACGCGCTCATACCAACCAGCTTTTGGTTTACGAAGATAGCCTGCTTCCATAGCAATATCCATTAGACCAGACCATTTCTTAATGCCACCTTCAAAAGTTACTGTAATAGGAATCTTAGACTTTTCCCGTACATGCCGAGACTTTTCAATATTAATCACAAAGTGATAACCCGCAATCTCAGTACCATCTTTTTCTTGCTGACGACCAATAATCCAAATAGCATCAGCCGAATAATAAGAACCTGTACCACCAGACACAATATCCTTTGGGAACATACCAATTTCTTTATAGGTATGGTTTACGCACACTAATGGAATATCTTTAAGATTTAGATGCGGTGTTACAATACGAAATAGTGACTTAAGCTGTTTAGCTCGTGTCATGTCAGCCACTGACTTCTGGTCAAGGGCGTCTTCTACTTCTTTCTTTGAAGCTAGGTTACCAATCGAATCAATAACGATTACAACCTTATCATTCTTTTCAATGTTTTCAAGTTGTTGAGCAATGTCGAACTTGAGTTCTTCAACATTAGTAATAGGTGTATGTACGACACGATCTAGATCAACGCCAAACGATTCAAAGTAAGATTGTGGTGTACCAAATTCTGAGTCATAAAATAATACGACAGCATCATCATATTTCTTTTGATAAGCTGCAGCCATCATTAAAGCAAAAGCTGACTTAAAGTGCTTAGATGGGCCAGCTAACATAAGTAAACCTGGAACTAATCCACCATCTACTCGACCAGATAGAGCTACGTTAACCATTGGTACTGGTGTGGTAGCCATATCTTTTTTACCATATACCTTTGAGTCAAGTATAGGTGCAGTCATCTTAATAGTAGACGACTTAGTTAATTTTTCAATAAGAGACATTTTTACTCCTTATGTGTAATAATAGTATACTAACACAGCTTATGTGGAATGTCAACTACCACTATAGATTTTTTGTAAGTGAGATTCAAAAGCTTCTACCTTCGTTAAACGATCTGGCCAAAGAATGTATTCCTTTTCAGGATTCTTTTTGAGATTGTTTAAGAGTGGAACAATAGCATTATATAGTTTATCAAGTCTTTCCTGTGTAGTAGTTGCGAGTTGCTCAGCGTCATTAGCTGCAGCTGTTGTTTGTTGTACTGCCTGTAGCTCGTCTTCATCTACTGCAGTAAATCCAAAATCGAATATGTCATCGCTCATGCGAAAAAGTCCTCCAATGTTGCAACCTTCTCGAGATTCCAGCCGACAGCTTCTACGATAGGTTTAAGTGGTTCTTTAAATGTTTTTTCAAATTGCGTATCATAGTCTATGAATTCTTTGAGATCAAACTCGCGTGGTAAGTATTGTGGAAATGAGATTACATTCTGCTTGATTGGATTAGGCATTTTGAGATAACAGAACTTGACTTTCGTACCATTTTGTATTGCTTCATATTCTTTATCGACACCATGTTCTTTAATGAAATGGTTATACAATATAGCACCGCGTACGTGGATGGGACAACCAGACTTGAACATAGCATTGTTATCTTTCCACTTAGTAATTTCAGACACACCACGAGGGAATGATACATCTTCGGGATCGAGTGATTTAAACTCAGTCTCGAAATCTTGAATAAATTTCTGGGTTTGTTCCTCCGTACCGGTTAGGATAATCTTAAATGCTTCTTTAAACTTGTTACGTACTACCATAGGTGTAGAAGACTTTACAGCTTCAATACCCATGATTTTCAGTTTAGGTTCAGCGTATTGTACACCTTCTGAGTTGTGAACATTAAGAATGTATCTTTTCTTTGCTGTCCATATACCACGATCTGCGATTACTTCTCGAGCCATTACCATTCGATTATCGTAAGCGCGCATGCGATGGAATAATTCGTCATATGCTTTTTCAAATGCAGGCTCAAACTTTTCTTGGCATGCTTTATCAAGGAACTTCACTGGATCTGATGGGTTAACTGCTTTAACGAGTGGACCCATGTTAACATAAAGTGAATCTGTATCGATCGCAATAACATAATCTTTGTCAGTCTTAAGAATCTTATTCATGGCACGATTCATATGTTTCTCAGCCCAGCGGATAGTAAGCTGGCCGGACAACGTAATAGCTTCAGCAACTTGCATATCGAAATATCTGAAGTATTGATTACCAAGTGCACCATAAAGACTATTCAAAAGAATTTTGACAGCCATTTGTGTATTATCTAGAATATTTATCTCACGTTCAAGTTCTTTGCTTGGATTTTTTTGATATTCTGCTTGAGCCGTAAGCATTTTCTTTTTGACAGACTTACGTTCATTATAGTAATCGACAATGATACGTGGTAGAATACCTTGCTTATCTTTACGAAACATTGAGCCATTGGCCGCTATAGCGACATCTTTATCATGCCAAGCATAGTGTACTGGATCACCGTCAAGTAAATATTGATCAACTTCACCGGGAAGTTTAGCATCTTTCACCAAAGTTTCGGGTGACATATTGTACTGTACAATGAGATTAGGATACAGTGAGTTTAAATCAAAAGAGACTACCCAGTCGTGGGCGCCAACATGCGGTTCTTTTACAAAGCCACCGGGATATGGATGTTTATGTTTATCTTCACTGGGTGGTGGTACGATATTATCTTTGAGTAGATAGTTATAGATAATGCTATCCCAGATTGCGGTAGTGCCAAACGTGTCGGTAAAGTTTACTTTACCTTTATACGCAATAGTCATAGCCCGTTCGGCCAAACCCATTTGTTTATCAAGGCGATCAACGAGATCTACGTCACGAATGTTATAGTCAATAAACTTTTGGTGATCGTGTTTATATAAACCATGCAGTGTACCATATTCTTCGTAGCTGAGTTTCTTTTCACCAAGTACTGTGCTTGAGATATGGTCAAGTGTGTATGATTCTTGAGTACCATACACGTAATCAAACTTTTGGAATAGATCAAAGTAATCGAGTTGTTGTACACCAGTAATGTCATACGAGTCGAGTTGCTTACCTTTTACCGATAGCTTACGTTGAGATACTAATCCCCAAGGCGAAAAGCGTTTAACACTTTCATCACCAATTACACGATATACACGATTAATAAGATATGGAATGTCGAATAGTCTTACGTTCCAGCCAGTGATTACATCTGGGCAATTATCTTGCCAAAAACGAATAAACGACTGAAGCAAATCAAATTCAGTTTGACACTTGAGATACTTAACTTGGCTACCCTCTGGCTTGATTGCTTTAGTCGTATCATAGTCACCAAGGCCCCACACGTAGAATATGCTGGATTTAGTACTTTTATAAGCAATAGAGATAACTGGATGAGCCGCATCTTCAGGGTGTGGAAACCCGTCGTCAGATGCAACCTCAATATCAAAGTTACCGATGTCTATATGATTGATGTTGAATGGAACTTCGTTAGGGAAAGTCTCAGCAATGAACTGAGCGATATAGTTGGTGTTACCATAGACTTTAAAGTTATCTACGTCACCGTACTTAGCAATAAATTCTTTAGCATCACGCATAGTGTCAAATGTAATTGGTTTTACATTATCGTCGTAAATCGACTTGTATCCAGTTTCTTGGTCTGATTGTACATATAGCGTAGGGGAGAATGGAACACGTTTCTCAACCCTCACGCCATTATGATTGTATCCACGGTACAAAATAGAATTACCATAGCGTGCAACGCTAGTGTAAAAACCTTGCATAAAAACCTCATAGTGTTGGAGTGTATAGTGTTTATACTATCATAGATCGACACAAATGTCAATCGAAAAAGAGGGCCGAAGCCCTCTCTCTTAATCTTTTTTTGAAACAAAAGAATATAGCTCTTGAGCTTTCTTCATCATTTCTTCTATAGAATATGGCTCACAAGCTTTCTTAAATTCTTCAGCAGTAGCTTTGTTTTGCTCATATAAGTTACGTACAAAATCCATATTAATTTGATATTGTTGATCCATGTAATCTTTAGCCATAGCTAACATATCAGCACGGATTTCAAATGGATTTTTATTAGCCATTCTTTAGTCCTTTCGCCATAGCTTCACCGGCAATGTTTGCAAACTCATTAGTAGTTTTCATTGCTGTTTTAGTGAATTCTGTTTGTGCTGAAATAAAATCATAGAGTGGTTTACTCATTGATTCGTCTTTAATCCAAGTATCGACCCAAGTCTTTTTTGCGTTTTGGATTGTATCGATCCAAATGTTAGTTACGTATTCTGTTGAAAACATTTTTTTCTCCTGTGTTGTGTGTGGGCGAGGGGCCGTAGCCCCTCTATTTATTCCTCAAGTAATAGCTCAGGACTTCCAATAGGAATTTTCCGTGGCTTTTTCTCTTCAGGAATAACATTTACAAGTTTAACAGACAGTACGCCATTATGCATGCTAGCACCATCTACTTGAATAGTATCGGCAAGCGTGAACTTACGTTCAAAGTTTCTTGTCGCAATACCTTTGTGGATATAAGATACTTCGTCGCTATCGTAACGCGTATCTTCTCCCTTAATTGTGAGAGTTCCGTCTTGTACTTCAATGTCGATTTCTTCTTCACTAAACCCAGCTACAGCTAATTCAATCAAGAACGTATCGTCTCCTGTTTTCATTAGATTGTAAGGGGGATAGTTTGTCGATCCTTGGACTGGTCTATTCAATTTATTGAGTAGGTTGTCAAATCCAATAAAAAATGGATCATTGAGCATATCTGTAGTATAAGAACGTGAATTCATATTTAATCTCCTTCGTTAAGCAAGATAGTTATGTTAGGTGGACCCTTATGGCATCCACCTTTTATTTATACGCGTTGTCTTATCTTTTCTTACCAATTGAATATTTTGGTACTAATTCCCAATCATTTTTTTCTTTATATGGTAATACTTTAATTTGCGACAACGGCGCTACTGGATCTTCGATTTGTGTATGATTTACCACTTTAATCAAATTCCATTCTTCAAGTAAATTAATGATAGCATTGCGACGTGCCTTATCTTCATCATCAAAATTATTTACTTTTCCATCGAGCATAAACAGTTCTTTAAAATGAGTAATGTAATACTTACCCTGTTTATGAAGTATATGACATGATTGATATAACTTTTTATCTTTACGTGATGCAACACCAATACGTGTTAAAGTTTCTTTTACTTTTAAAAAAGAATCATCACTAGGAAGTGTTACCTCTACCAGACTTTCTATGACGCTCATTGTTAATTCCACCTATATTATTATTGTTTTTTATCATTTCCAATTGTTCTCGAGTCAATAAAGCCAGATATTCTTTGCCAACGTTTCGGTTCACACCATAAACATTACAAATCGTATCAAGATCTTCATTGTCTTTTTTCTTCGACCACTTGCCAAAACGCTTCTTTGATCTTAGACTATTTATAAAATACTCGTATTGGGCACGATTATCTAGGTGGTGATACATATTCATAAGGTTAGCGTGTAGAATAGTATCGGGATGTTGAGAGAAAGCTATATTAGTTAGCCATGGATTATAACCTTGTTCGGCTAGCTTATCGTTTTCACTACCGCGCATAAGGTTTTTCTTTGAGTGGGATGCATCATTAATATAATCAAATGGCGTCATAACCAGTACCATCCAATTGTGTGTTATCCATATCGTCTGCACATTTTTTACAGACAAAGGCTTGACCAGTTCCATTCAAATACTTGTAATTCACCACAGCCGCATCATTACCGACTGGTTTATCACAAACTAAGCATGTTTCTTTTTTATTATGTAAACTAATACGTTTAAGAAAGTCAATCATTTCCAATCACACTCAGCCATTAGCGTTGCCAATGCTGCCACACGGTTAATTTCTGGATTTGCTACAAAAGCTTCTTGATATTGATACTGTGCTAATACTACAATTGACTCAGCAATAGACGTAGTACTTTTTACTTTTTCTGGCATTTTATCATATAGCTGGCGATAAAGTATAGCTGACTCAATATCAGAATTTTCAGCAACCCATTTACGCATTTCAGTAAAGTTACGACCTTTTAAATGCGCAAATAATGTATTGATATTATCATCAGACTTATTTGCTAATATGCCAGAGTCAATACGACCAGTAGCAGAATAGCGCTGTAACTCGTTAAGAGCTCGACGCCAATCAGGGAAATAAGTCTGTACCACAGCAGCAACAGCCTTGCTATCATACTCCACTCCTTCATCATCAAGGATTTGTTTTACACGTTTAAAGAACTGAGTAGCCATGTCGGCTTTTTCTGAGTTAGGTATATTGAACTCAATTACTGAACAACGAGAATGTAAAGGCTCGATGATACGATTTTTAAAGTTACACGTTAAGATGAATCCACAATTTTTTGAGAATTCTTCCATAAAGTTACGAAGAGCCGGCTGAGTACTATTCGCATTCAGATAGTCCGCCTCATCAAGGATTACGTATTTACGACCACCAGTAAAAGATACAGTAGACGCAAAGTTTGCAATCTCAACTCGAAGTGTATCAATGTTACCATTCATAGACCCATTGATTACAATATAATCAGCGCCAATTTCTTCGAGCATTGCTTTCGCAATAGTAGTCTTGCCGACACCAGCTCGGCCGGCAAGAATTAAGTTTGGTACGTTATCTTGATCTACAAATTGCTGGAACGTAGCTTTGAGATCAGATGGAAGGATCGTGTCTTCTACACGCTTAGGACGATATTTTTCTACCCACAAAAAGTCTTGCATAATTTACCTCTTTCATTATAAACATTATATCACAGAAATTCAAAGATGTAAATTATTTACTTTCAAGGGCGATCCAATATTGTACCTTGTTAGATTTAAAGTGAGCCATACCTTTTGAAGAAAGGGATACGATATAATCAGTTGGCATTAAGCGTAGGTTTTCTACCTTAATAATCATTTCAAATACGTTACCATTACCTTCAGCAACATCAACACTATAGTTGTCAGCTGTTGGATTCTTTGAGTCTACCGCAGACACTGAGATAGTTGTACCATCAGATTTAAAAGCAATCTCACCAAGTTGAAGTACACCAGCCGCACGAATAACATTTTGAATATTTGACCACTCGACATTAAACGTGGCTTCGGGATTAGGTACTTCAATATCTTTTTCGGGTGGAGTAATAATCATAGACTCAGAAGCATATGTATAATTTACTCGACTACGACCAGATTGAATCGTAAATTTATCAGAACCAAATTGTACGTCTGGATCGTCAAATAACGATAGAGTTGAGAGAAAACGAGATAGATCGTATACAGCAGCAGGTGTATCAATGCTTTCATCGATAGAAGCTGCAGCCATTACAGTCTTTTGTGGAGAAATAGTACGTAGTACTTGGCCAGGCTTAAACATTAAGCTTGGGTTAATGGCAGAAAAGTTTTTCAATATTCCAAGAGTATCATCACTAAAATTCATCATGCGTTACCTTTCTTTTTTTCACGCTCAGCAGCCCGGCGTTGTTGCCGGCTCATGCTATCCATATTATCACTAAGCTTCCGAGATGTCAACTCATCTTTTGGTTCGAAATGCTTTTTATTCGATTCTTTACTTGCAGTAGGTGATGCAGCAATAGCGGCCATAGCGCCCAGTGATCCACCAAACATATAAGAACCTACGTGTGTCAATTGCATCCAAGGGCACAACCAAACTTTTAATCCAATCTTACGTGCATTGTAAGAGAACATATAATCTTCAGACAAATAGCGTTTACTATCTGGATCAATAATAGTATCGAAGAAAGCAGTAATTTCTCGTGTACCATCGAAATGTTCAGTACGAGCATGATCTGGTAAATACTTGAGATCTGGATATGCTTCAGCATATTTTTCAAATACCGAACGTTTAATCATCATAAACCCAGTACCACCTTCTTGAATTTCTACTGGCTCGTCAATACGAAATGACTTTACGCCTTTTACTGGATTGAATACGTAGTCACCAATAAACTGATCAAGTTGGTGTGGATTATCTTGGCCATAACCATGATCCATAGCTTGCTTTACTTTTTCCCAAGCAATTGTTTTCTTTGGATATGGGCCAGTTACAATGTCCATGTCGGTTTCTTCATCACATAGATGTAATAGAGTAAATACGTCTTTGTAATTAAATCCAATATCACTATCAATAAAGAGTAGGTGAGTACAATCTGAACGAAGGAATTCGTCTACACAATAGTTACGAGCTCGTGTAATTAAAGACTCATTGAATAGATAATAGAATTGAATGCTGATACCGTATTTACCAGCAGCCATACACAAATCGTTAGTTGCTTTAGTAAACATACCAGCACAATTGC